CCTCACGCTCCGCTGATGAGGACGACCAAGAAAAAAGCAGAAGCGGACGCCGTTGCGGATGGCGGGAAAGTGTGTCCGAATTGCGCGGAGGTCATCAGAGCCGCAGCCAGCGTGTGTCGGTTCTGTGGGCGCGAAGTCCAGAAAGGCCAGCCGTGAGCGAGAAGCTCCGCCCCACCCCGCCGCCGATCGACACGAAGGCGCTGCGCGTCTACGCGAGCGCCGCCCAACACGGAATGACCGGATCAGCGATCGCGCGCGGCCTGAATCTCGCAGCCGACGAGATCGACACGCTGCGCGCGGCGTCGCGCCGCGTGAGTGTCGAGGAGGTCGCTCGCGCGATCTGGAACGCTGACGGAAAGAACGCGGCCTGGGACGCGCGCGAGGCGTACGAGGATGGTCGCGGTAACTACATGGACCTCGCCCGCGCAGTACTCGCCGCTCTCTCCCCGCCCCCGCCGGAGGATGTAACGTGAGCGCGCTGGACGACTTCCTGGCCGCGCACGACGAGTGCTGCGACCGAGAGGGCATGGGCGAGCACTGTCCGCCTGACGCAATCGCCGCCCGCGCGGAGCTTGCCGCCCTGCGCGCCAGAGCGGCGCAGCTCGACGAGGCTATGGCGCTCCTGCGGCTGCTCCACAACTGCTCGGAGTACGGCGGAGTGTTCCGCATGAACGACCTGAGCGCCTTCCTGGAGAAGCACGATGCCCGAGTTTGACACCGCGATGACGGCTGCCCTACGGCAGCGCGTACCTGACCGCACCGCGCAGCCGCACCTCAGGCGTCATGCCGTACGAGATCGGGCTGTGACTCCCCCAGCCGCCCGGAGGCGGAGTCTCCTGCCAGCCCCAGCTCCAGTTGTACGCGCCCTGCGAGGTCACAAAGAGCGCGTGCTGCCCGCGACGACTAGATGCCAGCCACTCGGTCGTGATCGGCTGGAGATCGAACGTCGCCGTGTTGAAGGCCGTGAAGAAGGCGTCCTCGCGCGACTCACCCGCATCAAGGTTTCGCGTGGAAAACGGGGTTCCCGCGCTCAGCCCGGTGACGTACCAATGCGTCGCGTCGTCGTACCCATGTCCGGTCGCGTAGATGTGGTAGTTCGAGTGGTAGATCCCGCCGATGTGCCCGACGCGGTAGCTGTACGTCGGCTGCACACGATAGAACGTGTCCCAGCCCGAGTTGTTGGTCGCCGTGATCGTGTTCCGGTACTCGACCGACGTGATGGCCGTTCGGACCATGTACGCCCCCGGTGGCGGAGCAGGCACGACCTGCGGCGCGCTCCAGGTCTCCGGCTCCTGCACGAGCGGCTGGCATTCCGCCATCGCGGGGTCGAACCATCCGGTATCGAAGGGCGTTTCGGCGGTCCAGCTCTGCGCCGAGACGGGGAGGGCGAGGAGAACGAGGGCGAAGATCAGCTTGAGCATTCCAGTCCTTGTGGTTCGATCCTTGTCGGCGCGCGGCACTTGCCGCATGTCGCCTTCGGCATGATGCTAGTGTCCTGCCGTTCGGTTCGACTGCGTTTCAGAGAGTCTTCTGGACCCCGTCCCGACCGTGGGACGTGCGCGTGCATCATGGGCCGAGCGCCGCCGCATCCGGTGTGGGACGCAGATCGCGCCTTCGTCGAGGAGCACGATGCCAGAGGCTGACACCGTGCCCCGTGGATCTACCGCACGAGCCCGGCGAATCCTGCTTGCTCGAGCCAGTCCAGAACGTCACCGAGCGGCGTCGCCAGCCCCATGTGCGTGACGATCTGCGGCCGCACGACGCCGTGCGTGTAGATCTTGACGAAGAGGCCCAGCAGCTCGTGCGTCTCCGCGTCGAAGATGCCGCCGCCCGAGTTCCCGATGTACGTCGGCGCGCTGACCATCCAGTAGCGCTTGCCATCGACCATGTGCAAGGTCTGCACGACTTCGCCGCGGGTAGGGATGGGATCGTTCCCGAGCGGGCAGCCGACCGCGTAGACCGGCGCGAAGACGCGCATGTCGGACAGCCGCGCGAGAGACGCAGGCCGCGCGACGTCCATGCACGCGGTCGAGCGCAGCCGCAGGATCGCGACGTCGAGATCCGCGTCGTGCTCGACCAGGTACGCCGCCTCTTCCCTGGCCGCGCCGTCCGCCGTGTAGACCAAGAGCTCGACGTCAGGCACGAGCCCCGGGTCGCCGAACAGGTCCCGCACGACGTGCCAGGCCGTGAGCGCGTAGGTAGCTCGCGCGTCGCTGCCCGGAATGGGATGCGAGGCAATCAGAACTCCCGCCCCCACGACGCCAGCGCCAGAGACCTGGACCGATGGGGCGAGCATGTCGCGCCACATGCGCTCGCGGTCGCGCGGAGCCGCAGCGCAGGACAACGCGCCAAGGCACATCAGGGCGCACGCCCAGGGCAAGGGACCCTTTCGGCGCGCGCCCACGCCGTCAGGAGTTGACGACGCCTTGCATGGCCGCCAGGAGTGTGTTGAAGCGCGCCGTGATCGCGTCGTTGCCCGTGGTGTTCACCAGCGGGTAGAGGTTGTCGAGCGGGTCGCAGACGTAGCCGCGCAGTCCGCTCTGACCCGGACCGTTCATGATCGTCCCGTCGATGCGGTAGAGCTCGTGACGCGGCGTGACGCCGCTTGCCAGCTCGACGAGCAGGTACTCAGCGTCGCGGTATGCCTTGACCCACCGGTTCTGCTGGATCGGGATCGTGCCGTTGAACGTCGCGCCGAGCGGATCGAACAGCTCCGTGTAGATCCCATCGTGCACGGCGGGCGCATCCGGGTCGCGCAGGATGCGCGCGAGGCTGCGCCCGTCGATCTTCTGCGCGCCGCCTGGGTTCCACAGGTCCGGGTTCGCCCCGCACAGCTCGAGGATCGTCGGGAATACGTCGACGATGTGCACGAGATGCGACGACACGCGGTAGTTCGGATTCGGCTTGTTCCCGGTCACGAACGCGGGCGGCCCCCAGATCAGGCACGGCACGCGCGCGCCCATCTCGTACGGCGTGCGCTTCGCGCGGCCCGCGTTGTAGGGCGACTGGACCGCCTGGCCGACGGTCCCATTGTCGCCCCAGAAGATGAATACCGTGTTATCGCGCTTGGCGACGCTCATCCGATCCCACAAGGCGCCGACCAGCGTGTCGATCGCCTCGACGTTCGCGCGGTAGACCTTCGCAATCGACGTGAGGTCGGTCGGCCTGTAGCCGGGCGACTTGCCGCCGCCGTCGAGCGCGGTCATCTCGGTCTGCGTCAGGCTCGAGATCATGTTCAGCGTCGCGCCGGTGGCGCCCGAGCCGACGTCGTCGACGTACGTGTAGGGCGGGACCTCGAACGGCGCGTGCGGCGGGTTCCAGCAGATCTTCGCGATGAACGGCTTTGTGCGGCCGTTGATCCACTGGACCGCGTCGCTCCAGACCTTGTAGCCGTCCCAGTATCCCTGAGGCGTACCGGCTTGGTGATAGACGTACGGACCGCCAGCGGGCCAGTCGCCTGCGTTGCCGTACGTCGTAGTCGTCGGCGTGGCCCCGAACGTCGCGAATATCTCGGTGAAGTGATAGTGGCCGGCCGAGCCGTCAGCCGGCAGCGCGCCAGCGTTGGGCTGCATCCCGACGTAACGCCCCCACTTGCGATTGACCGCGTTCGTCGTGTAGCCCGAGTCGGGCGCCATGTGATCCTTGCCGAACCATCCGTACGAGTAGCCGTGCACGTTCTCGGTCAGCGCGAGGTCGTCGGTCGCGTTCCGACCCAGGCGCATCGCGCGCGCGATCAGCTTCTGGTTCGGGTCGCCCGAGAACGTGTCCGTCGGCTCGATGACCCAGCCGCATCCGGTGCGAAAGCCGTACATGCCCGAGTCGGCGCAGTAGCGCGACGGCGAGCAGATCGGGTACGCGTACGCCCGCTGGAACGTCACGCCGTAGCCGCGCATCTCGTTGATCCGCGGGGTGAGCGCGTAGTCGAGTGCGTCCGCAACGAGGCCGCACATGCGGAACTTCTCCGCGCCACCGTCGTCGAACATGATGAAGACGATGTTCGGCTGCACGTTCTGCGGCCGGATCGAGCCTGTGCTCTTCGTGGCCGGCGTGACGGAGCCGCTGAGCCTCGTGGGTGCGTTGATGCCCACGGATCAGCTCGGCACTACGGTCTTCGTCACGACCCATGTGGATGCGAAGACCGAGGTCTTCTTCAGGACGGTTGGCCCCGTGGAGTCCGTCTCCGTGTCGTGCGTGACGACGATCTCGTACTCGCCCGAGAACACCTGGGCCGGCGACGGCCCCGGGTTTGACGCGGCGGCGGTCACGTCGATCTGGAAGGCCCCGTCGACCGCCGATGTCCAGGCGCAGACACCGACAGGGCAACCGTTCGTCGTGCCCGCCGGGCTCGACTCGGTCACCGCCGTCTTGAAGATGATCGACGGAGGCGCCGCGTCGTACTCCGACATGTTGACCGGCGTGACGGCGCCCGCGACCGTCTTCGTGACGACGAAGGTGCGCCTCCACGAGAGGCCCTCGCGGATCGCGTTGTCCCCGGTGAGCGGGACGACTGACGGGATAAAGGCCTCGAAGGCCATGCTGCGTGCTCCGTGCGGGGCGGTTCGGCGTGCGAGCCGGCATCCTGCGCGCGCGCTCGTGTCGCTCGGTGCGCGTGATGACGGGGGGCAGCGGACTCGGGGCAGCACGCGCGCATCGGCGTAGGGTCTGGAACCTCATGTCTCTCCCGGAGGTGGACGGCGATCCCTCCCCGAAGAAGAAGGCGAGACGCACCGGGCCCGAGCGGCGACTGGCGCGCGCGATCGCCGCTTCCGAAGGCAGGTGCACGGCGCACGCGAAGTCGAGCAACCGACGCTGTGCGCGCTCGGTCGAGCCCGGTCTGTCCGTCTGCCGCTGGCACGGCGGCATGGGCGGAGCGCCCGTCACGGTTGGCCGCTACACGCAGGCGCCCGTGCGCATCCGCGACGCCTTCGAGCGCGCGCTCGCCGATCCCGGCCTGACCGACCTACAGCAGGGCCTCGCGTTCATGGACGCGCTCGTTCAGGAGCGGATCAAGCGGCTCGCCGAGGGCGACTCGCCTAAGTGGCGCGCGGACATGGCCGACCAGGTCACGCTCGTGCGGATCGCGGCCGGCTCGAGCGACGCGGCCGGGCTGGACAAGGCCGTCACGCGCCTCGCCGAGCTCGCGAAGCAGGGCTGCGACATGGACGAGGCCGAGCGCTCTGTCTTCGCCCTGCGCGAGCGGCTGCACCTGCGCGTGGAGGAGTTCCAGCGCATCCGGTTGGCCAAGGGATCCGCCGTGTCTGCGCGCGACCACCTGGCCGCAACCGTCTTGCAGCTCAAGAAGATCCGCGAGACGTGTGAGATCTTGCAGCTCCCCGACAAGGTGGCCGAGACGCTCGTGCTGGCCCTGATCGAGCAGGCAGGCGGCTCGCCGGCGGTCGGGTCCGAGTTCCGCGCGGAGCTGTCCGGCGCCGTGATGGAGGTCACCGCGCGCCGTGGCTGACCCGTTCCACGACTACCGCGAGCTGCTCCTGCGCAACCTGCTCCAGGCGCGTCAGCAGGTGTTCGGCGATCCCGAACAGGTTGCGAAGGCGGAGGGCAGCCGCGAAGAGCTGTCCGTCCTCGCGCGCCGCCCCGTGCGATTCGCTCGCGAGTACCTCGGAGAGCGCACCGTCCCGGCCTCCCGGGCGATCCTGCGGGCGCTCATCAAGCACTTGCGCGTCCACGTCTCGGGCTGCCGCAAGTCGATGAAGAGCCACACGGGCGCGCAGGCCACCCTGGCCATGACCTGCACCGCCCCAACGCGCACGATTGTGACCGCGGCGACCTACACGCAGGTTCGCGAAAACACCTTCGCCCGCATCCGGCAGATGCACGCGCACGCGCGCAAGCCCCTGCCTGGCCGTATGGGCGTGACCTCGCTGCGCATCTCCCCCACCTGGTACGCGATCGGGATCTCGACGAACAAGCCCGGCAACATCCAGGGCTTCCACGGAGACGTGAACCTCCCGCCCGCGCTCGAGTTCGACGACGAGATGATCGACGAGGACAGCCTGCTCGCGCCAGACCCCGAGCTGGCTGACGAGGACAACCGTCGCAGCGAACGCGACGCTGGCGAGGTGATCGACGAGGAGGTCTGGAAGTCCAAGCGCGAGAACGCCCGGCTCTTCTTCCTGCTCGACGAGATGGCCGAGATGCGTCCCGACATCGTCGAGACGATGGCCGGCTCGTGGATGGGCGACAACGTCTTCGTCCTGTCGCAGTTCAACCCGACCTTCCAGCCCGACTCGAAACATCCCGCGGCCCGCTTTCTGCGCGAGGACTCGGGCTTCTACCGCGTCCACATCGCCGGCCGGGAACCGCCCGAGGAGATGCACCCGCCGGATCTCTTCGATGTCTGCTTCCACTCGGTTCCCAAGCCGGTCATGCCCGACGCATGGGTCGCCGAGCGTCTCGCTGACTGGGGGCCGAACAGCGCGATGACGTGCTGCCACGTCTACGGGCTGCCAGCGGCGATCGACCGCGAGCGCCAGTTCATCCCCTTCCGCCTGATCCGCGACTCCTGGGCCTTCACGATCAAAGACCCCGGTCGCTCGCGCGATCGTCACATCGGCTGGGACGTCGCGGCCTCGACCGGCGGCGACTACAACGTCGTCTCGCTGTGGGTCAGCGGCGTGCTCACGTCACAGGAGAAGTGGCACTGCCCCGACACGCTCGAATCCGCCGACCGCGTGCTCGAGCTGCGCGTCAAGTGGAGCGTCGGCGGCGAGATCATCCCGGGCAGGAACCTGCACGTGGACAAGATCGGCGTCGGCGACGGCCCGGTCGCCTACCTGCGCCGCAAGGGCATCCAGGTCGATGCGGTCGACGTTGGAGCCTCCCCGCAGCACGACTGGGACTCGCTGACGGGCGAGACAGAGTTCTTCAACCGCAAGTCCGAGCTCCTGTGGATCTTCCGCCGCGCGCTCCAGGAGGGCATCGCTCAGGTCCCGCGCGAGTTCTCCGACGTCGTGCGTCAGGCACAGTGGTACACGCACGTCGACGCGCCGCGCGCTGCCGGCACGGTGCTGAAGGTGGCCGAAGACAAGACGAAGATCCGCGAGCTCTTCGGCAAGAGTCCGGACGAGTTCGAGTCGGCCTTGATCGGCTGGAGCCGCGGGACGCAGAAGCCGGGGTTCGCGACGATCTCTGACCTGTCGCAGCTCAACCGGCGGCTGCTCTAGCTATCCTTGGGGCATGGACGAGAAGAATCCGCGCGAGCTGGCGAAGGCGATCCTCGACTCGACGGACCTCGTGTGCCGAGTGATTCTGAGGATGGACGCAAACTTGTCGGAGATGTCGGTGCTGTATTCCGGCGCCGAGTCCATAAACTGCTCCGGCTTCACATCGGCAACCGTGCTGGTTCACTACAGATCCGGGGCGCATCCCGGATCGCAGTGGATGGAGACTGAGATCCGGAGGGGCGGCCTGTACCCGCTCGCGATCGACGAGGCCGCGCACGCGCTCCTGTCGCGTATGCAGATCCAGCAGAGCTAGCCGGGCTTGCGGCTGCGCTAGACTGGCGTCATGGACACCCCGCCCCCGGTCTCCTTATGCGAGTACGACGGCCACGGCTGCGATTTCGAGGGCGTCGGCGGCCCGTGCTGGGGCGAGGTCATTGGCTCCATGCCCGACTACTTTGCGGGAACGATCAGCCACACATGCCGGGGACACAACGAAGACGGCAGCTACGAACCGTTCGTGGTGGGTGTGTATCCGCCTGAGTGCCCGGAGCCGATGCCGCCTCGCGGCTCAACGGCGCACATCCCAACAGCCACGGTCAAGCCTTGGCCGCGGCCTGGGATTGTCCACCTCGAACCGGTGCTGACGCATAAGTTCATCGCGGGGACCGATCTTGCCATCGAGGGCGCATGCGTCGGCATCGATACAGTGTCCGGCTCCGACGGCGCGATCCACGAGGTGACGTTTCACGTCAAGGTCACCCTCGACGACTTCGATGCGCTCCGCATGGCTCGCGACGAGATCGCCGCCGCCATCGCGCGCGTCACCGCGACCTACCCGCGCCGCCGCTAGGCCACTTCACGCGACATCCGCCGCGGTCCCTTGACGCGATTCGGGACCGCGTTCCCCTCGCAGATCAGTTCAACGCGCGCGCGTAGGATCGCGTTGGACTCCATCGCCGCGTGCAGATCCTCGTGCGCGCAGCGGATCAGCGATTCGCGCATGTAGGTCGACACCGACAGGCCGAGCGACTTGGCTGCGGCGTAGACGACGTCGAAGCCGGCCTCTTTCTCGCCGAAGCGGATCGAGACGCGGCGAGGCAGCGTGGACTTGCGGTAGGGCGGGGGCGGTACGAGCGACAGATGGGGGGCTGAATTCTCAGGCATGACCGGGGGCACACGAACGAGAGAGCGACGCGCCGAGGCCCATAGCTTGCGCCCGGAATGCCCTCAGACAAGAGCGCAGATAAGTTCTCGCGTCCGGTGCGGGCGTCCGAAGGTGACCACGGCCACGCCTCCGCCCGTGCGCTGGAGGTCTGGAAAGGCCCGTCGTCGGTCTGGAACGGCAAGACGTTCGACGCCGGACAGTCGTCCATCGTCTCGATCGTCAACGCGCTCGGGACGCGCGACAAGGTCACGAAGCCCTACGAGGAATCGGGCTGGGTTCACGCCTGCCTGAAGCCGTTCGGTCAAGCCGTCGCGAGCGTCCCCGGGCTCGTCTACGACCGCAATCCCGACGAGCACAAGGACGCGCAGCCGCTCAAGGCAACCGACGGGCGCTTCGGCGCGATCGTGCGGCTCCTGACCGCGGCTCCGAACCCGGTCCAGACCAGCTCGCAGTTCTTCGAGGCCGGTGCGCTGCACCAGAAGCTCGACGGGGAGGACTTCTGGTTCCTGCTCGACCGCATGGGCAAGCCGATCGCGGTCACCGGCGCGGGGATGGTCGACGTGCCCGCGATGATCCTCTCGGTGCGCGGCGCGGTCGTCAGCCACCAGCTCGACGCGCACGGGATGCCGAAGCTCTGGCGCGTCTCGCTGGCCGGCGGCGGGCTGCTCGAAGCCGGACCCGATCAGGTCGTCCACTTCCGCGACTACAACCCCGACGACCCGACGCGCGGCATCGGCGACGTCGAGGCGCTGCTCGCGGACATCGACTACGAGTGGCAGGCCAGCCGGTACAACCGCGCGCTCGTCAAGAATTCGGGCGACCCGGGCGGCTTCATCGTCGTCGAGGGAGCCCAGCTCGCGCCCGAGGAGTCCGAGGCGGCCGAGAACGAGGCAAACCAGAAGTTCGACGTCTCGCAGGCCGGCCGCTACCGCGTGCTCACGGGCCGCGGCGTCAAGTACGAGCCGAACAAGATCGGCCCGAAGGACATGGACTTCGCCGCGCTCATGGCGTGGACGAGGGACAAGATCTGCGCCGTCACTGGCATCCCGCCGCCGATCATCGGCGTGCTCGAAAACGCCACCCTCGCCAACTTCGTCGAGTCGGTGAAGATGTTCTGGGAGGGCGGGAACGGCGTCTGCTCGTACCTGCGCTCGCGTCAGGACGTCATCACTCACCGCTTCCTGCGGCGGCTGCGCGTGCCCGGTGCGGAGAACCTCTACTTCCGCTTCGACCTGCGCGGCGTCAAGGCGCTGCGCGAGGACAACTCGAAGCAGTACGAGATCGCCGCGCGCCTCGCGTCGCTGAACATCGGCCTGTCGATCAAGGAAGCGCTCGAGCTGCTCCAGGTCGAGGCGGACGTGTCGGGGATGCCGCACGCGGACTCGCACCTCGTCACCGCTGGCCTCGTACCGATCGAGGTCGCGCTGGCTCAGGAGTCGATCGACGGCGAGGACGGCGAGGGCGATGCCGCGATCGACCCGGCGCTCGCGCTCAAGCCTGACGTCGCGGTCCAGGACACCGGCCTGAACGGATCGCAAATCAGCGCGCTGATCGAGATCGTCGACGCGGTGTCGTCGGGCTTCCTGACCCCGGACGGCGCCGTCGCCATGATCCTGATCGCCTTCCCGACCATCGACGAGGCGGAGGCGAAGCGGATCGTCGATGGCGCGATCGAGAAGCCGCCGGAGCCCGAGCCCGACCCGCCCGAGCCAGGCGCACCGGCCGGCGATGGTGAAAAGCCGCCGCCTGCCGATCCTCCCTCCGCCAACAAGGCCCTCGAGCCGATCGGCAAGGAAGCCGAAGCGGCCGTCGATTCGGTCATCGAGCCGACCGACCCCGCGACCGAGCGTCGCTCGTACTGGGCCGCGAAGGTCGCGCCGCAGCTCGAAGCCGGCGAGCGTTCGCTGAAGCGCGCCTACAAGGGCTGGCGCCGCAAGTACGAACGCGCCCAGCTCGCGCGCCTGCGCAACGCGGCCGCAGAGGCGAAGCACGCCACGCCCGATCATGTTGACCCCGCCGTCAAAATGATCGCCCGCGCGGCAGCCGACGGCCCGCCGCTGGACGGTCAGCCGCGCTTCACCGAGCAGGACATCGCGGACCTGCTCCTCGACGATAGGGAGTGGATCGCGAAGCTGCGCGGCGCGTTCCAGGACCCGATCGCGCGCATCTTCGCCAATGCGATCGAGGAGATCGCCGACGAGCTCGGCGGTACGCCTCTCTCAGGCAGCTCACCCGAGGTGCTCGCGCGCATCTCCTCGCAGCTCATCAAGCTCGCCGAGGGCCACACGTCCACGCTCGCAGCCCAGGTGCGCGAGGTGCTGATCGAGGAGCTGTCGAAGGCTTCGAGCACCGGCAGCGTCTCAGCCGCGCTTGTCGAGGTGCTGCCTGAGGTCGAGGACGGCCTGCGGCAGTCGTTCACGGATCGTCAGACGCGCGCGAACCTGATCGCCCGCACCGAGGTCGGCGCGGCCACGAACCGCGCGCGCCTCATGCAGATGCGCGAGTCGGGCTTCACGCACCACGAATGGGTGACGTCGAACGACTCGATCGTGCGCGGCGCGCCGGGCGGTCCGAACGAGGACGCCGAGTTCAGCCACTACGCTCTAGATGGCGTCGTGGTGCCCATCGGCGCTCAGTTCGCTGCGGGACTCGAAGTCCCCGGCGACGTGAACGCGCCCGCGGGTCAGAGATGCAACTGCCGTTGCGGCACTCGCGCCGTCAAGAACCCCGAGGACGGCGGCGTGCCCGCCCAGGAATAGCCCATGCAGATCGTCAAGCGCGAAGCAATCGCCCGCCTCCGTTGCGGGCTCGCCAGCCAGAAGGACCTAGAAGCGCTCGGCGCCGACGAGGTGCGTGCAGCCAAGACCGACAGCGACGTGACGCAGTACCGCTTCGGCGATCACCCCGTCCGCGCCGTCAAGGAAGACGACGAGCAGGACGGCGAGGAGCGCACGTTCGAGCACGACGCCAGCACGGAACACGTCGACTCGATGGGAGACATCATCCGCGTCGCCGGCTGGGACACGAAGCGGATCAAGACTGGCCGCATCCCGCTGGAGTGGGGCCACGACTACAGCCCGGTGCCTCTCGGGCTCGTGCGCAGCGCCAAGCGCGGCAAGAGCGAGGACGGCGTCAAGTCGCTCGTGACCACGTCGCGCTTCCACGAGCCGGCGCTGTACGCGGATTCGGAGTGGGGCAAGCACGTCGGCGCGGTGCGCACGCTGGTCGCGCGCGGCGATCTGCCGGGCGTCTCGGTCGGCTTCGCGGTCCGCGACTACCGCTGGCCCGACGACGTCGAGCGCGAGAAGGAAGGCCTCGGCCAGTACGGCGTCATCTTCGAGGCGCAAGAGCTGCTCGAGCTGAGCGTCACGCCGGTGCCGGCCAACGGCCGCGCGAACCTGAAGAAGAGCCTGGCGCGCTACGGCAAGACGCTCGACGCGCTCGTGCTCGAGGGTGCGCTCTCGGTCAAGGACGCCGAGGACCTCATGGCGCAGCTCGCCGTGAGCGAGGAGTCGTGGCTCGCGCGCCTGACCCGCGCCACGCCGCGCGCGCTGGTCGCGATGCGCTCGCTGCCGACTTGGGCCGCCGGCGCCGAGACGAAGAGCGACGCTGCGCCGCTCGACGTCGATCAGATCGTCGCTCGCGTGGGTGCGCGCATCGCCACGCTGATCCGCGCCGAGGTGACCGCGGTCACACGCGACATCGTCGAGCCTGCCGAGGACGGTATCCAGGCGGCCGTCGAGCGAATCGAGCAGGCCACGGCCGGGCTCGTGCGAGCGACGCAGCGCACCGATCAACGCGCCGAAATCCCGCCGCCGAGCGAGCCGACTGGCTCCGACGCAGCGCAGGACCAGGAGGCCGGGAAGGGTCGCGACCCCCACTCCCCCAGCGCCCTCAAGGCGCTCGAAGCCCTGGTCTAGCGGCCGCACGTCGGCCGCGGAGCGCCGAAGAACATGCCCCCCGAAGTCAGCACCCTCGCCGACGAGCAAGCGAAGCTCGAAGCGATCGCCACGAAGATCCAGGCCGCGCAGGACACCAAGAACGCCGCGCTGCAAGAGTCGCTCACCAAGGAGTTCAAGGCCGAGCTGGCCCTCCTGAAGGCCTCGATTGAGGAGCTGCGCCCGCGCGTGTCGCTGCCGGGCGTCGAGGTCGACAAGACGGGCAAGCGCGCCGGCAAGGCGTTCTCTCTCGCCCGCGCCGCGTGCGGCATCAAGCACGGCTGGGACGTGGCCGACGCCGGCTACGAGAAGGAGGTCTTCTCCCAGACCCAGCGCGACTTCCACAACAAGGCCGCGTCCTTCGGCGTCGACACGGCCGGCGGCTTCCTGGTCCCCAGCGAAGTCTCCGACACCGTCATCGAGCGCCTGCTTCCGCAGACGATCTCCTTCCAACTCGGCGTCAACCGAGTCTCGGTCGGCAACGTCGGATCGCTCAGCTTCAACCGCGAGACGGGCTCTGCGACCGCGACGTGGGTCGGTGAGATGGTCACCGCCGCGAAGAGCCAGGTCACGCTCGACCAGTTCTCGCTGACGCCGAAGGCCGTCTCGGCCAAGGGCGACATCTCGAACCTGCTCCAGCTCCTGGGCAGCGGCGCGGCCGAAGAGCGCTTCACGCGCAGCGCGGCGCGCCAGTTCGCGCTCGCGATCGACAAGGCGATCCTGATCGGCGCCAACTCGCAACAAGGCCCGATCGGCATCGCGAACACGCCGGGCGTGGGCACGTCCTCGGGCGTGTCGGCGACCTTCAACAAGGTCGTCGCGTTCATCACGAAGCTGCGCCTCGCCAACGCGCTCAACGGCAAGCTCGGCTGGGCGCTCACGCCCAACAAGCTCGAAGAGCTCGAGATCATGGTCGACGCGTCGAACCAGCCGCTCATGCGGCGCGCGATCGACGGCGGCTCGCTGGACCGCATCCGCGGCTTCCCGTTCGCCACCACGACGCAGATGGGCACGACCGGGATCAACACGCTGATCTTCGGCGCGTGGGACCAAGCGACGTTCTACGACTGGTTCGGCGGGATGCTCATGAAGCGTTCCGACACGGCCGACACCGCGCTCGACAACGACCTGACGCGCGTCGTGCTGCGCATGTACGGCGACGTCGGCGTCGACCAGCCCACGGCGTTCTGCGTCGCGAGCGACTGATCCGAGGGAATTCCTCCCCCACACCACACGGAACCAACAAGAAGGAACCCTCGAAAATGCAAGCATCCGGAAGCGGAACCCCGCACAGCAATAACCGCAAGGTTCAGTTCATCGCGCCGATCTCGGCGTCGACGACCCTGACCAGCACGGGCATCGACTGCCGCGGCTGGAAGAACCTCGACGTCTCGCTGATGGTCGGCGTCATGGCCACAAACGCGACGATCGACTGCAAGCTCCAAGAGAGCGACACGCTCGGCGGATCGTACGCCGACATCACGGGCGCCGCCTTCGTGCAGAAGGTCGCGGCGACGGACGGCGCGCTGATCTACTCGGCCGACGTCAACCTCACGCTGCGCAAGCGCTTCATCAAGGTCGTCTGCGCTTGCGCAGCGTGAGGTTGACG